GAGGCATATTCTAAATCTAAATTACCCTTGACCGATGTTAGGTTTCCTAATGATTTAATTGGTGAATATCGTATATCTAAATCACCCCCAACTGATGTTAGATTTCCCAATGATTCAATTGGAGTATGTCGTAAATTTAAATTACCCCCAACTGAATATGGTGGATTTCCTTTTCTATCCAAATATTTTTGTAACTTATCCCAATCATTATCAAAAATTTCAAATGATGGAATATGAAGAATTTTTGGATCTTCAGAACTTTTTAATTTTTCAAATTGGTTTTCCGTGATGATAATTTTCATATCTTATAAATATATTGGAGTTGTGATTTAACCCACAACCCCAACTAATCCGTCCAAATGGTGATCACCTGACATATCAGAACCTACCGGTATTTTATTCATAACCCTAATGATTGCATCAATACTATATGGAACCATATCATTTCCATCAACACCAACATCCATTCGTTTTCCGTTACCGAATTTACGGTTTGCAGGTAGGTGCACATGACCATGTAAATGGATAACACCTTTGTTAAGTCCGTTCCAACTTTGAAGTGGGTAATGACACAATACAAAATTTTTATCATTGATGTTTACCTCCAAGTAATGTTGAACACTTAAGAATCTACTTTGAATGTTTTCTCGGTTGTTCTCAATATGCGTATCGTGATTCCCAAGGATAAGATGAATGTTTTTACAAATCAATCTATCAAGGAATATCCCAATGTTTTCAAATCCACCAAATGAAACATCTCCCAACATAATTAGTGTGTCATCCTGCCCAACAACATTGTTGATAGCATTCACCAATCTGTCATTCATTTGTTCAATAGTTTCAAAGTCACGAGTAGAACCTACCGGAATTTCACCATCTTGTGTTCTCCAATTTGTCACACCACGACATATGTTTTTATGTCCGTAGTGGGTATCACTTGTAATGAACACTCTTCCTGTTGTTATTATTTTTTTAAATTTCATAATTTTTTATTTTAGTCCCAACTATTGATTTTTAAATTAGTATAATTGGTATCGGAATTACTACTTCCCCAAATATCATCAGGTAATTCCACATCAAAACGATTGGGGGAATTTCTACCAACTATATTCTCATACATTACACGAATATCGTCGTAATCCATATTACGATTTCCAAAAAGAGAACTCAAAGTACTGGATATCTCTTCGTCAAAAGGTCCACCCATTAATTTAAGATTTGTTTCATTTTTTTTAATCTCGGTATTACACGCCATAAATAATTCAAATGGAATATCCAATAACATTGGGCTAATCTCATCATCGTTATCTAACCAAGCCTGTATTTCAGTATCACTATCTTTCTTAACCGAGATGGCGTATTTAACATCCGAGGATCTTTGGATGAGGTAAATTAACTTATAATTTTTAATATACCTATCCCAATGCCCCTCTTGGGTTGTGCACCATTTAGTATTTGAACCATATGATTTTGACGCTTCAAAACTTAATGGGATTATTGCCAACCAATCACCATCGTCATAAATCTTTTTGGTTTGTTTCTCAAGTTCTTTAAGTTTTACAATTTCGTCCGCCTTTTCAACTTCAATCTTTAACGATTTGAAACTTTTATGTTGTCCAATATCTTTTTTCTCAATCCTATTACATTTACTATGTTCCTCAAATTCATTTAATACCACAACATTATCCTCACCAATTAGTTCAATACCCAAATATAACTTATCATTATATAATTCTTTGAACCATTTAATTAAAAATTCGGTGTATTTATACGAATCACTTGGATCAACCTTCGCAATCACATCAATTATACTGATATTTAAATCAGGGTGTTGTTCTTTAAGTTTATCTAATCTTGACATATTTTATAATTTTACTTCAAATCTATTTTTCATTTGTTCTATTTTATCATCAGGAACATTATGATCGTTGGTATTTCCGTGATGGTTTTCAACGATGACCTGGAATACTTTGTAATTATATTTTTTAGCAAGTTCAAAATATGGATCCATCTCCCATTCCTGTGTGAAGGTGTTTGATACCGCCACAGGTGAATGATCCAATCTCATTAAGAAATCCATTTCTTCTTGACACCATTTATGAGCGTCTTTTATTTGTGAGGGTTTAAAGTTGTAATTACCATCTCTATCAATAAAGAACATATCTGCTTCTTTATGACAATAATCTCTCTTCACCAATGTTTTTGCGAATGTTGATTTACCCGATCCTAGTCAAGGCACCCCCCTAACAAGATATAAAATCTTTTCGGAGGGTGCAGTATTTTTTACATTATCCATATATTTATTATTAGAGGTATTTATGATACCGAATACAAATATAGTAAAAAAATTATTATTATGACAAGTTTTAAAAGAAATTGCCCAAAATGTAATTGTGAAATAACTTATAAAAGTAAGTATTCAATGATTAACGCCAATAAAAAAAATACTAAATGTAAAAGTTGCGGTTTAAAAGAAATAATGACAGATGAGATTAAGAAAAAAATGTCAGAAAGATTTAAAGGTGAAAATAATCCTATGTTTGGTAAAGTTGGTGAGTTAAATCCTTTTTTTGGTAAACACCACACGGAGGAAAGTAAAAAAAAGATAGTTAAGAATCGTGATTACACTATTTGGAAAACGGAAGAATTTAGACAAAAAATATCTATTCTATCAAAAGGAAAAAATAATCCAATGTATGGTAAATCACTTTACGGTGTTTGGGTTGAAAAATACGGTAAGGATATTGCAGACAAAAAAATGTTAGAGTATAAAAAAAAACAATCGTTTAATAATAGTGGTGAAAAAAATAATATGTATGGGAAACCGCCACCTATGAATTCAGGTAATGGTATTTGTGGTTGGTATAAAGATTGGTTTTTTAGAAGTTTATTAGAGTTAAGTTATATGGTATATGTTATTGAAAGATTTAATCTGATATGGGAAAATGGTGAATCTGAAAAATATAAAATACCATATGAAATTGATGGGGTAAAAAAAAACTACTTTCCAGATTTTATTATTAATAATAAATATATAGTAGAGTGTAAGCCAAAAAAATTAAACCTGACGAATATAAATCAAACTAAATTTAAGTTTGCTAAAAAATATTGTGATGATAATGGATTTATTTTTAAAACAAGAGATATACCAAAAATAAAAAAAGAACAATTACTAAAAATGATAAATAATGGTTTAGTTGTGTTAACAAATAAATGGAAAGATAAGGTTATATAAAACAAAAAAAGGAACCAAAGTTCCTTTTTATTTAGGTCGGATTGAATTAATCACGACTCCACCACCTTGTTTATACAACACAAGGAAACTATATTTTATTCATCCACAAATAATAATTGGTTTGATTTGAGGATCCAAATGTGATATCTGTAAATTTAAGTCCAATTATTACACCATTAATTAAATTACCCTCGTAAATAGTTCCACTCAAATTACCCCAACTTGTGTAGTTCATTGTTAGGTTATATGCCGATGCGGTTGTATAAAACGAATATGTTGCCGGGTTACCATTGAATGTGTATTGGTTAATGGTATTAAAATGAAGTGTATCATTTGTGGGTGTAATTCCACCTATCCCACCAATTCTGTATCCGGTGATTACCCAAGTTTGTCCAACCATATTAATTGTTGTGTCCATTCCCGTGGTGTCAGTCACAATTGGTTGTGGTGGAAGTGGTGGTGTGTTTGGCTGGGGGTTCTCTTTCTGACAGGAAAGAATACCAAAACTCAACCCAATAAATAATAATACTTTTCTCATAATTACTTTGTTACTAACGCTTCAATTTTACTTTTAATCGGTTCAACCATATCAATCTCTTTTGTTCCCGTCACAATAATGGAATCTTTCAAGAATCGGAATGGAATGTTAATCAAGAATGATTTACCATTGAAGAATGTTAAGTCATTTTTAAGTTCCAAACATCCGTGAACCATCTTTAAAAAGATGTTGAATTGCGTCTCGTCAATAAATACTTCATTTAGTAATTCACCAAACGATTCATTAATAATTCTAATTTTAAATGCCGTCTTATTCATATCACAAAGATATATAAATTATTTTAATTTCCAAATATTTTTTTTATAATGTATCGTCTACTCCGATTAATACTGACATAGTGGGAATGCGTTTCGTCAAACCATATGTCTCATTTATCCACACCTCCAATAACTTCCTGATTTCATTGTCTGTCATAATAAAAATATTTTTTAACAATAACCAAATTTTATTATAATTTATGTAAACAAGACGATCATGTATATTATTTTTATAATAAAACAATATTTCTCCGTCTTCATTAACATAATGTGTTTTATGAATTTTAATCACAATAGTTAGATCATTAAATTCCTTGTTCAACCATTTTAATATGATTTTTTGTTTATTCATATTATTTTAAATTATAGGAGTTGTCCAAAAATCTTCACCCACCATACCATATCTTAATGGTATTCGTCCCCTTAAATTATAGGTGCGACTCAACCATATGTTCAATAATTCTCTAACATCCGGATTATTCATAACAAAAATGGTCTCTAAAAGTAACCATATCCTATCATCACTAATATTAATAATTCCAGTTCCTGAAGCTTGGTTATAAAAAAATAAAGGTAATTTATCTTTGTCAACATAATATGTGAT